CCTTGAACTTGCGGATCACGCCCATCGTCTTGCGATTGAGCATGAACTGCGCATTCGCACGGTAGCCGGCCTTGATCGCATAGAAGAGATCAACCAGGTTGTCCGACGACGCGAAGGCGGCGGCAGCTCCGGTCTTGATGTAGCCAGGATTACCCCAGGCGTACGAAGTGTTGATCACAGGCGTATAGCCGCCGATGATGCCCCTCGGCTTGTTCACGCCGTCGCCCATGACGAAGGCATTGCCCTCCTGGGCGGCGAATTCGAGCGTCACCTCGTCGCTGATCCACTGATCGATATTGACAGCGCTGTCGTCGAGAAGCTCCTGCGTCGCCGCCGGCATCGCGTACAGCTCCATCGCTGTGAAGACGACCTCGACCAGATCAGGGGAAAGGGTCTGGGCGCGGGTCTGCCGTTCAGTCACCCAACCGGAATTCACGCCATGCTGATTGACCAGCTTCTTGTACTGCCCGGTCGAGAGCTGGCGAACCGAGGCAATCGAGCGGATCGGCGAAACTTCTTTCAGAACGGAATCGATCTGCGATTCCATTTCAGGGCGAACCGTGAAACCACCCGACGGCGCGTTGTCAGAAGTGCCGGCGAGCGCCTTGCGCTCGATCGTGCGAAGCTCGGTGTCAGTGACGGCATCACTGCCCTTGCGGAACCAATCCTCAAATGTCTTCGAATGCTCGACCTGATCAGCGCTGCGCTTCTCGTCGACGCCGCCGCGAGGGAGACGCTTCAGGGCGGCGATTTCCTGCGTGATCGTTGTCTTCAGCTCGGCAACAGCCGCATCGATGCGCGCGACTTCTTCCTTGCGCACAACGTCATCGAAGCCCTTTTTCGCCTCGATCAGTCCAGCTTCGTACTTGGCACGCGACTCTTCGATCGCGCGCATGACGCTGGCGAACTGGTTCTTGATCTCCACCGGCAGCGCGCCGGCATCGTCGTTCTTGCGCTCATAGGCGAGCGCGCTGGTGTGCATACCCATGTGAATATCCTCTCAGGATCGGATTGCGGCGAGCAGGGCGTCCAGCTCGCGGGAAATGGCTTCCGCGCTCGCGTCTCGCGAGGCGTCTTCCGTCTCCCCTCCGTCCCGGAGGGTCTTCTTGAAAACCGAGAGCGCCGCCTTGGCGTCCCGATTGGAAAGCCCTGCTTCATCCCGAAGCATGGCTTCAAGCTCACGATCCGACGGCATGGTCTTCACCGCCGTCACGGTCGCCTTGGGATTCATTGGAAAGGTCACAAGGGACACTTCCCAGAGATCCGCCTTTTCAATTTTGCGATACCCGCCAATCTTCTTGTCGGTATCGTAGCTTTCTTTCATCACGCGGTAGCCGATGGAGAGCCCGTCAAGAATGCCGGCCTTCATCATCTCATAGGCTTCGCGCGCCTTCTGGACCGTCAGCAACAGCTTGCCGGAGACCTTCAGACCCTTCCGATCCTCTTCAATCGCGGTCCATGTGCCGATCGGCTGCGACGGGTCGTGCTGCCAAAGGAGCTTTACGCCGCGCGTCCCTTTCGCCTCGATGCTTTCCGCAAAAGCGCCGGCCATGACCATATCGCGGCCATTGTCGACGTTGCCGAAAATGGAACCGTAGCCGGAGAAGACCGCGACATCGCCTTCGACATCAGAGAGCTTGAAGTCGAGATCGACACCGCCGCCATGTTCGATATTCGGCGCTGCTTTGAAATGGAGCGTCATCGCGTCCCTTTCGCTATGATGCACGGGCAAAGACGCCGTGGTGCACTTTCGCCGCCTCAACATAGGCGGCGTGCGCGGCTTCAGGCGTGTCGAACACGCCGATGTGCATTTTTCGATTGCCGACAGAGATTTGGGCGCACCATTTTTGGTTCTTTTTCTTCCATGTGACGCCTTTGAACCCAGAAGTATTGTTCGTCGGAGTTATCGAGTTTTGAGCATTCCCCGACAGTGAAGCTTCGCGCAGATTAGAAATCCGGTTATCCGCCCGATCACCGTTGATGTGGTCAACGATTCCATCTGGCCATCTACCGTATGTGATCACCCAAGCAATGTGAGACGCCGCGTAGCGCCTGCCAACGAACATAATCTCTCGATACCCGCCGCCGTTAATTCGGCCAGCCTCGGACATCGCGCGCGCTCTACCTCCTCGTGACACTTTCCACCAGAAGCATCCGCTTGATGGACAATATCCTATGTATTGCCCAATAACTTTAGCGTTTTTTCGATGATTTTGGGTAATACAGTGCCGAGCAACGGCAGTTAATGATTTGTCTTGCTGAAGCTCTTGGGTCACCAGGAAACCTCATTTTTTCACTGCCGACCGAAAACAATCCGTCAAGAGACAATGATTGACCATTAACCGCCGCATGGTCTGGTCGTGTTCTTTTGTCTTCAGTCGAAGACCATGATTTTTCAATCTCGATCCCAAGCCGCTGCACCTCTCGCGCCTGCTCATAGGAGCCGCGCTCGAAAGCTGTATGGGTCTCGGTTCTGGCGATGCGAAGAGCTCGCCTCTTGCCTATCTCCCCGCCCGTCGCTTCACGGATCGCCTTCGCAATACGGTCATTCGACCAACCTCGCCGCGCCCCATCGATAATCTGTCGGCGCACTGCTTTCGCGGTGGTTTTTGAAATCTGGTGAACCCGCTTTGCAGCGTGCCGCCGGATCCATGACAGGACAAAAGGCGGGGCAAACGGCGCTTGCGGCGCCGATTTCTTTTCCGGAGCCTTGACCGTCCCGCGGACATCGTCGGCGCCGGCAGCGGCACCTCGCTTCAGCGCCGCAAGCAGCGCCCGACCGATCTCGCCGCCGAATTTGTCGATGGCGGTTTGCCATGGCGAGCCTGAAGCAACACGCGAGGCAATCGCTTGCCCCGATTTTCGAATGATGACCTCAAGCTCACGCGCGGCTGTTCGCTCGATCGCAGCTTTCTTCCTCGCCCGATCCTGAATCCCGTTCCGCATCGGGTTGATCCTCCGCGTCGGCATTCGGCTCTTCGCCACCGGTCAAGCTCGCGCCGGCATCCTCCAGCGGGATATCGGATGACGCGACCAGAACCTTGTCGCCGCCATCAACCGACGGATATCCAAGCGCCTCGCGCTTTTCGTTGACGGTGATAAACTCGGAGCTGTTGAGCATCGCCCATTTCTCGGCGCGCTCCGTAACCTTGACCCGCTCAGGTCGGTGCGCGTGCAGCTCGACAACCCGCCCCCCTACCGTCACCGCCTCAGCGAACGCATTGCCCGTCACCAGCCGATGTGCATAGACCACCTCGAGCAAGGTTTTCCCGCGCGTGAACGGATTCGGGCGAGCGAGAAGCGCAAGAAGCGGATGATCCTCGATCTCGCGCTTACCACGGTAGGCGTCGATATCCAGCGAGGCCGCGTTCTCGACGATAAGCCGGACGCACCGATAAACGATCGGGTTTTTCTGATACCCGTCGCGAGCGTAGGCCTGAAGATCGCGGCGCGTCCATTGGGCTTGCCCAACAGCATTGGCGACGATCATCGGCCCGGCAACCGACGCCTTCGCCTCGGTTCGGCGGAACAGGTTGAAAAGCTTCATTCACCCTATCCCCAAGCCGTCTTGATGGCCGAGCATCAATTCCGTCATTGCCCAGACCATGGCGTCGAGACGGTCCGGTGAGCTGTCATCGGCCATGCCGTCGACGGTGAATCCGCAAAGCTGGTCTTCAAGCGCCGCGAATGATCCGACATGATGAACGCGGGTTTGCTCATAAAGAGCCGCGATCGGCTCGGCGCGAACGTACTTGCCGCGCGTGGCATGGACCTTCTTTACCGGAACAGCAGGGTCAATCATTCGAATGATTGTCTCAACCATGTCGCCGCCTTGGTTTACCTCGGCGACGATATGATCGGCTTCGTTCCGATGATACGCAATCACCGCTCGGCGCGCCCATTTCTCAGGAGAGAGTCCGCGCTCGGAAATGTCTTCGATCACATAACCTTGGTTGTCGCTGCCAAGCCCGGCAACCACGATCCCGCATTCGTCCGCTTCCTCGCCCGCGGTCGCTGGAGGATCTATCGCAACAACGATCCGCTTGAGTGGCGGCGCAGCCTGCACTCGGCATGCCTCCACAATGGCCCTTGACCAAAGCGCTCCGGGGATATCGTCAAGTACCTCGGCGTCAAGCTCTTGCCTGCCAAGGCGTGTACCCTGATATCGCGCTACGATCTTTTCAAGGAACGTCGGCGCAAGGTTGCGGGCGTTGTCGAGTGTGCGCCCTCTCGTAACAAAGCAGTGCTTGTCAGACAAAAGCGAGCGGATAATCGGAATGGGGCGCGGCGTTGTCGTAACAACCTGTATCGGCCTATCGCCGAGCCGCAAGCCGAATTGAAGCTGGTCCCATGCGTCTTGGGCATACCGCCACTTTGCCACCTCGTCAGCCCATGCGGCGCCGTGTTGAGGCCCGCGAAGCTGGTCCGGCTCCTCGCCAGAATATAGCGTGGCAACGACGCCGTTCGGCCATGTCAGCCGACGTTTCGAAGGCTCATACTTCGGCCGAAACCACGGTGGCGAGCAGCGAAGAATACCGCTGTTGCCCTCAACAATCACGTCGCGAGCGTCAGCGGCGGTTTCGGCAACCAAGGCGATCCGCTCATACCGAGCCGAGTATGCCCAGCCGCGAACGGTTTCAGCGCCCGTCTTGGTTTTGCCCCAGCCACGGCCCGCAAGAATGAGCCACGTCGTCCACTCGCCGGGGGGTTCGATTTGATCAGGTCTTGCCCAGAACGGCCAATCGAAATTGATCGCCGCCAGTTCTTCAGGCGTCAGGCTAGCTAGCCACGCTTGGCGCTTCGCCGGAGGCAAGGAGAGAAGCGAGTTTGCGTTTACCATCTTCCGCCGATGCCGTTACGTCGATCGCGCCGGAATGCTCGACTTCCTGCTTGTCTCGCCATTCGTCTTTGCGGCGGTTCTTCAGCCAGAAGATGCAAGCAGTCGTATCGGGCGGGACATGCTCGCGATGCGGAACCGAAAGAGAAGTACCGCTTTTCGAGTCCGCAACGATTTTAACCGTATCAAAGGTGTAACCAACAGCCCGCTGGAAAAGAGAACGCTCAACGCGATCGTCAGCATTGACCTTGCCGGCCTTTATGGCCTCGCAAAATTCAGGAAATTGGTTCTTCCACCGGTAGAGCGTGGCAATATCAACGCCGATGATGTCGGCGATTTCCGCATCCGTGGCACCGAGCAGCGCAACCTTACGTGCGGTTTCGCAGACCTGATCCGAATAGGTGGACGGCCTACCGCGCTTCGCCTTTGCGACCGCCATGATTTACCTTCGATTTCAATGATTTACCAATGCTACCGCCGTTCGGGTTCAAGCGAAAATCGCGAACCACGGCTTGCATGATGTTGATTTCATACGTGATTTGCAGGCGCATTGCAAGCCGTCACGCGATTTTCTTGAGCGAAGTTGTCTCGGCGATGACTTCGCGATTAGATCCAAGGAAGGTGATCAGCACCGCAACGCGTTCGTGATCGAGGAGCTTTGTGATTGTGCCATCGATCGCAGCGAACATACCCTTGTTGACCGAAACCCGGTCACCGATGGCGATGGAATGCCCCGCCCTGATCTTGTCGGCGATGGTGGCGGTCTCGTCGAAGTCGCCTCGCATCATGGCCGCGGACAAGCTTTCGACCATCGCCTTTCGGATCTCGATCGGTGCTCCATTGCTGGAAACGATCGAGGTGATCCGCTCGCATCGCGTGACGCCGTAGCGAGGGCCGGAAACGAGACCGACGAAGAGATAACCGGGAAAGAGCGGATAGGCGACGCGGGACTTCTTGACCCCCTTCCGACGCCATTTGGTCATGAGCGGCTGAAAGACCGGATACCCGGCCTCGCGAAGCGATGCGACCGCCCTTGCGTCTTGCCGCGGCGATACCGTGGCGACAATCCATTTTGCGGCACCGATATCCGGCGCGGGCAAAATGCCACCTGGCGGCGTGTCGTCAATCTCGACGGATCGGACTGTTGCCGAGGTTACCTTGCGACCGGAGATCGCAGCGGAAGATTTCTTGAAGGCGGTAGGACGGGGCATCGAAGAACCTTTCGGAGATCGATGCGCCCGGAGAAAAGCGGCATCTCCTTCATACCCTGATTTGCAGGGTCCGGGCAAGCTCAAGGCTCAGGTGTCGGCTCCTATAAGAGCGATTTCAACCTAAACACCTTTTGTTCTTTTTTCCGCAAAACACTCTGGGATAGAGCCAACACCTATTCTAAGTCATTGATATTAAAAAAATCATCAATAATATCAATACTTCAGGTGTTGGCCAGGTGTTGGCTCAGGTGTTGGCTAAAGCCAACACCTACTGACACATTTAAGCCATAAACAAGCTCAGGTGTTGGCTCTCGACCAACACCTAGCCAACACCTGGGGCAACAAAAAACCCGCCTTTCGGCGGGTTAATCTGAGTATCGTGTTTGCCGTCACGGCATTGCGACATAGGTCGATGTGCCGCCTGGAACCTGTACCTTGCGAAGCTCGACAATGCCGGCACCGGCCAGGGCTTTGAGGGTCTTCTCGAGGTCGCCGGCGTAGCGCTGATTTTTTGACATGGCAAGATAGAGCGTCCGCATTTTCATGCGGCGGTTCGGCGATCGTCTCAGTTTTTCGAGCACCTTGCGCTCGAATTCAGCAGCGCCGAGGGGGTCGACCATGTGGCGATCGGCTGCGGCACAAAGGAGCTCGGCGGATTGAATGCATATCCGCGCCGCCCATGCGACATGGGTTTCGGTGATCATCGGGGCTTCGCGATCTTCGCTGCATGCTCGGATCGTGGCGATCCTTATGGCCATTTCCGCCGTTCTGGCATAGAGAGCGCCGTTTTCGCTATCTTCGTCGCGGCGTCTTTCGCATTCCGCCGAGAGAGCGAGATAATCGTCATGCGCGGCCTGTGTTTTCCATGGGACCACGATTGAAGGCTCAGGATCAGGATCGCCGTTCTTGTCGACGTGAGCGCTCAGGTTTCCCCTTTTTGCCGAGCCGAGGCGGTAGAATTCGGAAAGGATCGGCGCGAGCCGTTCGGATTCCTTTCGAAGGTCTCTTGATGGTTCGCGCTCGATTGAACGCTCGCCGGCATCAATAACCAGAAAGCGGTTCATGAACCCGTTGACGAGATCCCTGCCCTTCATCCCCTCGAATAGCTCTTCGGGCGTCGTCGGTGCGAATAGAGACATGGCGGGGCAATGGAGCTCAACCGATCTCGTCGATGCGTAGGCTGGCGTCCTGACGGTTTCGAACGACGCGCCCCACAGGCTGCGCAGCGTGCCGGAGATCATGGTCTCGTGACCTGATGCGCGCGGGTGCGAGATTTTCTTGATAATCGCTCCGAATTCGTCCTGCGGGCAGATCGACAGGGGCGCGCTCTCGACGAAATTGTTGAGGGCGCCGAAAGACATGAATTGCGAGGGTCCGATGTGCCTGCCGAGGCCTGCGGCCGACATAAAGCGCTCGACGGCGTTGAGATAGTGTTGCTTGCCGACGCCGGTCGATGCCGTCGGGATGACGTAGAGATGCGTACCGGATCTGGTCGGGCCGGCGACGCGGCGTCCGATGACGGTCCCGAGGATGGGGAGGGCCGCCGCCAGCGCAAGGCGCCGGGACGGCCGACGCGCCGAAGAAACCATCGCTTCGATCATGTCGCCGAGAAGGCCAGGAACTCGCGTTAGATCCTCGTCCAGCGGCGCTCCGTCCGAACCCTCATCATCGCCTTCATCGTCGCCACCTTCTTCAGGCGCATCGATGCTTTCGACCACGCGAAGCCTGCCCTTCAGCAATGGCGAAGGGTCGAGGACCGGTAAAGCGTCATTCCTTTTCCAAATCGCATCGGGGTCGACACCAAGGCGGTCACACATCCACCCGGCGGCAGAAACCGCGTCACGCTCGATGCCGTAGTCTATAACGATATCAATCGGAGTCCGCTTCCCTTGGCGCGCGTCGCCCATATCCGCGACGCCAAAGTCGACGATACCTTCTGGCGAAATCGACAGGTCTTCCTGAAGCGCCCTGCCCAACTGCTTCGATGTGATCCGATAAGCGCCTGTCCCGTCATGGTGCCGAGCGCCGGGGAAGATCGCCGTAACCCAAGCGCCAATATTTGAAAGCGCGCGGTCGTTGACGATGCGAAAGAAATCACTCTGTCCGCTCGCGACGGCCGGCCGGGTGCTTTGAGATGTAATAGATTGTTTTTGTTCTGTTATCGGAATGTCGATATCGCCGCGTCCGGCCGGGGCATCCGCCCCGACGATAGACCGAACCGCATCAAGAAACTGTGTGATTTCGTCTTCACTGACAGCCGGCAGATCAGCGAGCCTCACCTCGCCGGGTTCGCCCCCGCGCCACTCAAGAACCGCGTTGCTCGGGTGCATGCCGAACGCGACAAACTGCTGCCCCCTGCCGAGAACCTCGATTTTTCCAGCCGTTCCGGCCAAGACGCGCTTCGAAGGTTCGCCTTCTGATGCCCTGTAAAGAAGCGTCCGTTTTCCACTGTTCGTACGGAACCGAACCGGGCAGGATCCGAAGAGATCGCAAGCGATGCGCTCGATCTCGTCAGCGGCGGCGGGGTCATCGATATCGATATCGAGAGGGCGAAGACCATCACAGAGAATGCCGGTATTTGTTGCCCCTGGCGAGACAGGCAGCCGACTACAGGCCGGCGGATTGGCGCGCGCCGCGTTCTGCCAGCCCGTGCCGGCCGGCTGCTTACCAGGGGACGAGACCTGCGCGTTGATGCCATAGACTGGCACCGGTCGGAACCCCGCCGCCCATAGCTCGGCGCGAAGTTGGCGGATCGATCCGAGGTCGTCGGTTGCTGCGGCCAAAGGTCACCCGGTCAGGTCAAAACGGCGGATTGTGCTTGGACAGGTCTTCGCGCATCGCGGCGGCGTAGTTGATCACCGCGCCTGCTATCGCATCCCTAACCGCCTCTGGAGGCTCGCCCTCAAGCTTCGCGAGAAGCTCTGGCGTTACATCGGAAAGCGCCTCGACCTGGTTTTCCCAGAGCGCGGTCAGAATGGCATCGAGGAGCGTCGGGACGGCTTTTGAGGCGGCGGCATCGATCGCGCGGGCCTCGAACGCTGACAAGTCGATGTTTTTCATGGAATAGACCTTTCGCGCGAGCGGGATGCACGCCTCGCAGAGCCATATCGCCCTGCGAAGATCGCTTGACGGGCAGTAGGCGAGGTGGAGAGCCTGCCGTGCGCAGACCGCGCAGATCGTAGCCGCACTCTCCTGCCTGCCGGCAATGGCCGGGGCGCTCATGTCAGGCCTCGGCGTTTGCTCTCTCGCATGAGCGAATTCAGGATCGTTGTATGGTCCCGGAAGAACATCTTTCCAAGCTGGACCGAGCTGAGTTTGGGAAACTGGAGCCTCATATCGAAGATAATCGCGTGCCTCTTCGACAAGATGCTGGCGACCCTTGATGTGCCGACGATGTCGGCGACATCGACGCCGCGCTCCGCGCACAGGAGGGCGAGATATTCGTGCGGTGTATCGCGCTTCGAATAGTCGATGATGTCCCGGCCCGATCGAGTGATGCCAAGTCGCTCCAGCGCGCTGGCTCGCCTCGCCTCCTCATCTGCGGCGATCTTCTCGCGCTCGGCTTTGAGCGCGGCGGACTTCTCCCGGTGCGCTCTCGCCATCTCAGCCTCGCGGCGGATGCGCTCCGCTCTTGCCCGCGCGACCTCTGCATTCAGCTCAAGCGTTCGCGCGATCTCGGATGCCGCCATCCGAGCGCGAACCTCCTTGACGTTGCGATAGACCTCGGCAGCAGTTCGAGGCTCATAGATCGGGACAAGATGCGGCTTCATGACGCCACCTTGAGCAGATCGCCACCGAGCTTTTCGGCTTCCGAGAGGTACTTCGTTGCCTGCCGGAAATAGCTTTCCTTCAGCTCCGTGCCGATGAAACGGCGGTTGAGCTTCAGGCTCGCGTAGCCTTCCGATCCGATCCCCATGAAGGGCGAATAGACGGTCTCGCCCTCGTTCGAATATTGCGCGACAAGCCGCTCCGTCAGGTCGAGCGGCATCGGGCAAAGGTGCTTTTCGGCATCCTGATCGCGCGCGACCTTAACGTTGAGCGTATTGGTTTCATCGGTGTCTTTCCAGAGATCGGAGGCCATCCATTCGGGGAGTCCGGCACCCTGATATGCGTAGGACGGTTGCGCCATCCGCTGCCACTCTTCGACCGGATACCTGTTCGGGTCATGAAGGACAGGTGCGACATCATCCATGCCGTCGGCCCATTTGCGAAACACGACGACATATTCAGGCATTCCGCCGCCAGTCCGCGCGGCGTCTGTTCTGAAGTTTTTGTAAAGAAGCCGGTCGCTCTTGGTTTTCTGCATTTCGCGAACCGGGCAACGCCAGATCGTAATGCGACGATGGAACGTCCACCCGGCGGCGATGTGGGTCCGAATGCAATCCCCCGTGAAATCGCGAAGGCCTCTATCGCCCTTCTCGGAAGCGTTGGAGTAATAGACCAGATCCTTAACATGGATCGCGGTACAGCGCCCCGGCTTCGTCGCGCGAAAAAGATCCTTCACCAGGGGGGCATAACTTGCCTGAAATGCGCTGTCGCCATCGACGTTTCCCATGTCTCTCTCGCTCTCGGAATAGATGTAGAGCGATGAGAACGGCGGCGAGTAGACAGAGAAATCGATGGAATTGTCAGGAATCTGTGCCGTGAACTCCACCGTATCGACATTATAGGCCGCGAAGCGTTCGCCGAAACTCTGATCGAAGACCTTCATTTCACAATATCCTCTCGAATGGGGTGCGTAGCGAGATCGGTAAGATCGACGCTGACCTCAAAACTTTCGTCGGTAGCTGGGTCATATTCAGCCATGAAGGCCGTGCCGTCTTCGACAGGCCAGCCTTCGGAGGCAAAGTAGCTTCGAAGCGCTGCCTCAACCCGCATTCTGGTTTGGTACTCGCTCATGCTGCCAACCACGCCGGGAGCGAGGCCTCCTGTTGCGGGTCGTAGGTGAGAAGGGTCGAATGTTCTTGCGATGCGCGGGCCATGGCGGCGCGCATCTCGTCTTTCATCCGGCCATGGTCATTCGCTTTGCGCGTGACGGTCGCGAGGATTTCCGCTTCGGTGTCGGCGATCACCGTGAATGCCTTGACCGGTGATTTCTGCCCAAACCGCCAGAACCGCCGCACGGCCTGATAGAAGCTCTCGTAGGAGAAACTCAGTCCGCAGAAGATCGTGACATGGCAGTGCTGCCAATTGAGACCGTAGCCCGCGATGCTCGGCTTTGTGAGAAGAATGCGCGTTTCGCAGCGCGTGAAACTGTCGAGCAGCTCTTCCTTGCGATCGGCATCCATCCGGCCGTGAACTTCGATCGCTTCAGGGACAACTGCCCTTACCGCCTCGGCTTCATAATCGGTGTCCACCCAAATGCAGATCGGCCCGGCTGGATTGGCGGCGATGATTGCAGCAACCTCTTCGGCGCGCGCCGCTGCCGTCAGGCGCTTTTCCTTGTGGATTGAGGTCGCTGATGCCGAGGGCATGCGGAACAAAAGCCCCTGCCCGTTTTTCTCTTCTCCGGCGTCAATCGTGCGATCCGAAGCAACCACGCGGCGGATGATTTCAAGCTCCGGCAGGATGAAGCCTTGATCCGAAAATCCGATATCGGAAGGCTTCGATACACATCTCGCCCATGACGCCACCCAATCCCAGAATGGCCGGATCGCTGGCTTTTTCAGGCGGTACGCACCCGCATTCGCCTGATCAGCAATGAAGAAACGGGAGAGCATTTCCGGCGATGGCATCACGCCGAGAAAGGCCGAATGCTGCCCAAGCTCGGTATGGTCATTCGGCGCTGGCGTCGCAGACCCGGCAAGCCGGAACTGCATGTCCTTGAACGCGTCGATGAGCTTCCTGGTTGTCTTGCCGGTGAAGCTCTTCAGGATCGAGCTTTCGTCAAGAATGACACCGGCATAATCATCGGGATCGAAGCGATCGAGGCGCTCGTAATTGGTAATCACAACGCGCGGCGAAAGTGGCGGCGCCCCGAAACGCGAGATGCTCGCGTCGACATCCATCGCCTGAGCTTCGCGAAGGTGCTGCATCGACACCGCGAGCGGCGCGAGCATAAGGACCGGCTTGTTGGTCTCTTCGACAACGCACCGGCCCCACTCGAGCATCATGCGCGTCTTTCCGAGTCCGGTATCGTAAAACAGCGCGCTTGACCCTGTGCGGAGAGCAAATTCGACGCCATGCCGCTGGTGATCGAACAGCGTCGAATTCAGCTCTGGTGTGCGGCGAATGCCGCGCCGCGGCGCTTCGATCCGCTTGGCCGCGCACAGGGCGCGATAGGTTTCGAGATGCGCGCTCATGCCGCATTCCTCTCTTCAATCGGGCGGTGAATGCGGAATTTCTCGTCGACGATGGATCCGTCGGCGCGCTTCCGTTCGGTGACGCGCCAATACTTGTCATCGCGGCGAACGCGGATTTCGATGCAATCAACTGCCGCCATACCCTCGGCGATCTCTTCCGCCGCGCTGGCGACAGAGACGCCCTCGGCGCTGGTCTGACGTGTCATTGTCGTCCACCACGCTTCGGCGCGAGCGCGGGCAAAACCAAGAGGATGATCGAGGCAGACCCATTCACGATGCGCCGATATGCCGTGCCAGTATTCGACGCGAAGCGTGGACGGCTTGTCCGGGTCTCGCGAAGAGTGGACGTGGACCTCGACCTTTTGGACCTTGATCCAGTTGGCCTCGACCTCGCGCACCATCACGGCGGCTTCTGAGTCTGGCCTCTTCTCGTGCTTCACCTCAGCGGGCCACTCGTGTCCGCACTCGACACACTCCCGCGCCTGGATGGCGACGAGCGCCTCGCAGCGCGGGCATGCCTTGGCGCGAACGCTCTCGATGGATGTCTTCGCCTCGCCCTTGCTGCCCTTGGTTCCGCCGCGCACATCGATCGCATCGACTGGTCCGTGACGACGGACGTTTCCCGCGTAGTCGAGCACGAGACAATTGGACTTGCCGGTGTCGGGTGACAGGCGAGTGCCGCGACCGAGCATCTGCACGTAGAGGCCCGTCGAGAGCGTCGGCCGAAGCATCGCAATCGCATCCGTCGCAGGCGCATCGAATCCCGTCGTGAGCACATTCGCGTTTGTGAGGGCACGAATGCGGCCTGCCTTGAAGTCGCGCAGGATACCGGCACGTTCTCCGGGCGGTGTGTCTCCGGTGACGCAGGCGGAGGCGATGCCCATGCCGGAGAGCTGATCCGCGACCTCGGCGGCGTGCTTGACGCCGGAGCAGAACACGAGCCACGAGCGGCGGTCTTGCAGGCGCTGCACCATATCCCGACAGGCAGCGACGACGACGGACGGGCGGCGCGCGGCCTCTTCGAGCGACCCCGCGACGAACTCGCCACCGCGCCGCTGGACGCCGGCTACGTCGATCTCGGTCGCTCCGGCTCGGGAGACGAGCGGACACAGGTATCCATCGCGGACACCGTCTCCGATGCCGTAGGAGTAGACGACATCATCGAATAGGCGGTTTTCACCGTCGTCCAGCCGCCCGCTATCCAGTCGGTAACAGGTTGCGCTCAAGCCGAGGACGCGGAGGTCCGGCACCGCCTCACGCATGCGGTCGATCAACTTTCGGTACATGCCGTTGCCGTCGCGCGAGATGAGGTGCGCCTCATCCACGAGGATCAGATGACGCGGTCCAAGAGTGGTCGCGTCCTCGCGGTGGACGGATTGGATCGCGGCGAACAGTACGCGGGCGCGCCGGTCTCGCCTGCCGAGAGAAGCCGCATTGATCCCGACCGGGCATTCCGGCCAGACGCGAAGCGCAGCTTGCACGTTTTGCTGCACCAGCTCGCGAACGTGGGTGAGTGCGAGAACGCGAACATCGGGGTTGTGTTCGACGATCTCGCGGATGATCTGGCCATGAACGACCGACTTCCCGGTCCCGGTCGCGAGATCAATGAGCGGGTTGCCGCCGCCATTGTCCCAATAGCCGTGGACCGCGTCGATTGCGGCCCGCTGATAGGGGCGGAGGACGGTCATTGGCGCCCCTCGCCGAGGTTGACGCCACGCTCAAAGATGTACGCAATCAGATCGGCAGCCTTTTCCTCCGTGAAGTCGCCTTCGACAAATCCGGCGTAGCGGCCAGATCGGAGCGCAATCGCGACCATGTGCGATGCTTCGGCGCACGAATGCATGATGATCTCGGCATTGCTGTTCTTGCGGCGAGCGCGAGCAAACCACTGCGCGCAGACTTTGATTCCGTCGCCCTGACCAAGCATGTCGATAATGGGTGCAGCATCGCCTGATGATCCAATGATCGCGTGTCCAACATTGAGTTCGAGAATTGAGAGCATCACACAGCCCTCCGCTTCTCGGCCCTGATCCAGTTGGTCATGCGCATCACGCGAGCGCGGAGATCGGATCGGCTGAGACGATTAGCCTCGGCGAGCGCAGCGTTGAGACAGTGGTGAGCCGCGTCGAGTTTGAGCGACCAGATGAAGCGGTCGGCGGTGCAGATCGTGGCGTGACGACCAGCACCAAGACACAGGACCGCGCTGCGGATGTGCGTCGCGATGAGATTCATTGCTGAACCTCAACCGGAGCGCCGCCCTTGAGCACGTAGAAGGTATTCGGCTTGATACCGTTTCGGCCCGCTATGCCAGCCCAAACAGCGACAATCTTGTAATCATCGCCGCGCTCGACGAGAAAAAGCGCGCATCCATCCGCTCCAGATACCCTCCCTTCGTATCCGCACGCCATCGCGGCCGCATCCGCGCCCGTCGAGGACGCAGCGCCTTGGTGGCCCGTCGAGGACGCAGCGCCATAGTCGCCGGTCGAGGACGCAGCGCCATAGTCGCCGGTCGAGGACGCAGCGCCTTGGTAGCCCGTCGAGGAC